TTGGGTTTGCTCAAAGTTGTTCTTTCTGAGATGCACCTAAAAGTAAGGTATGCCAAGAAATCTTCTTTGTTTTCGTAATAAATAGACTGAGCTTTGACTACAAGATTTTTATCAGGAACTATTTCCTCTACTTTCTTCTTTAATATACCATCAAACGGAAGATTATTATCTTCAATAAAATAGGTTGGATTGCAAAAGCTGAAGTCAGGGGCGCAAATGCTGTAAGTCAAATTGTTTTTGTAAACATAAGAGTCGTAGAATGGAATGCAAAGCAAAAGATTCTCATTATTCCAAAGCTCTCTTAAAGTTTTACAGTCTATTCTCGGATAATAGTAAAATCCATTAGTGCTTGCTACGGTAGATATCTTAATAAGATTCTGATAGCCTTCTGATTTTTTAATGAAGACTATTATCTTGTGCTCTTTCTCTCTGGATTCAGCTGTTTTATTATTGATGTCGTCGCAGACAGTCAAGCGAAGGCCAAAAGTAAAATCTAATTTGGCGTCTTCACAAGATTTGCAAGCTTCAAGGAAGCCAGAAATAGAATCATCTACTAAATATATTTTACTAAGATTTAGTTTTTTAGCAATGTCTATTACAGAACTCGGTTCATCAGGCTCGCTTGATCCGGCTTTCGCAAGAGTTAGAACAGATTTGCCAAGACTATAGTGAGACTTAAATAAAGGGACAGCCGAGTACATGATGGATTATGGCGTGGTTTTCGGAGAGAGTCAATCAGAAAGTTGGGTCATCCTTGCGCCAGAAGGGGCAGCCTTTGTAGTCTTTTTTGTTTATTAACTTTACCTTTGCATCATTAATTAGATCTTCTTTTTTAAATGAAGACTTTATAAATTTATCATTCTCGTCAACCCCAACGTAATAAGTAACTGGAGATCTCGACGGGCAAATCCACTTGCCGGGGACATCGCTTCCACACATCCATTTTTTCTTTGGCGAGCTTGCAGCAAGATTTTCGATAGCTTTCTTTTCATCAAAAGAAGAAATATAACCAGCTACATAACTTAGATAGGCCTTAAAACCTTCTAGCTGTTCTGCGGTTGGTTTCGGGGCTTCTTGAATCGGTTGCTTTTTAAACTTAAGAAATATAAAAGATACGTCAGGAATGTGCCCCTTAGTTTTAAATACAGCTAAAGAATACATCAAGTTTTGAAGATTGAAGTCAATTTCTTCTTTAGAGAATTTTCCCTTGCTTGATTTGTAGTCGTATATTTTATATTCTGTGTCGCTGAATTTTGCGAGCTTGTCGATGAAGCCATTGATGATGTAGTCTTCTTCTTCTAGCTTGAACTCAGACTCTGCTTCTACAAGTAACGCTCCGTTGCAAAAAAAGTCGCTTTGAAGACCAGTCTGAATCATGTTATAAATCAGATCTAGATTTTCTTCATCATCTACTTTTAGTTTTTTAGCGTGTTTTAGAATAAGTCTATGAATAGCTGGGTTTTTAATCACGCCAGCTTTACCAGAGCATAGATCTTCAAAATATTTCTTGTGTCTGTCAGTTAAGAGAAGCTCAAAAATTAAATGGCAGATTGTTCCTCTAGATGCGCCAGAGTTTGATGTATCTGGCAGCTTAAGGATATATTTAGTATAGTAAAGCCAACTGCAACCTTCGGCAGTTTTGATTTTACTAGCGCTTAGCTTTACTTTTTCCACTTGACTTGGATCAAAGTAATTTAAAAGCCTTTGCTGCGCTGATTCTGCCGCCAGATTTCCGGCAGCATTATTAAAAGAGTCGTCGTTGAAAGCAATGATAATTTTTTTAGGATTATAGCCAATCAAAGAGTAAATAATTTTAGGAGAAAGGTTTAAACCAAAAGAAACAATAGAATTATTAATTCCATTTTCTCTAAGCGCCAGCATATCGCCTATGCTTTCTACTAAGATAATTATTTTAGAAGACTTGATGTCTTTAGCATTAACCTTTAGCGGGAAGGCCCACTCTTTTTTATCTCCAATAAGCTTCCACTTAGGTCGTCCTTCTAGACTTGTTTTAGAAACATCTCTCCCAGCGAATCCGACTATCTCATCTTTGCAGTTAAAGATGGGAAAAACATATCTATTAAACATCTTGCCTGTAGAAGCAACGCCTCCTTGGAACGGTTGCAAGGTTTGAGTTGAAATACCTCTTCCTTCCCAATAAGAATCGTCTCTTGAGAGCTTTATTAATAAAGATTTATCGAAAACAGTAGTTTGGGTGGTGGTGACTCTTTGCTGGTGGTCTTCAGAATAAGATGTGTCTATCCCTTTCTCAGAAATCCACTTTTTAGCATCGTCAATCGTTTTAAGTTTTAGGGTAAGTTTTACTAAATCTTCAATAGAACCGCTAATGTTTTCTTTGAAGTCCACCCATTGGCCAGAATTCTTCCAAATTCTAAGAACATTATCGTTACCGGAATCTCTATAAAGAGGTCTTGTCCGATATTCTCGGCCATGATCAGTTAAAACATATCCTATGTCAGTAAGTATTTTTCTTACAGATTCGCAGTCATTCATAGAACTTCGCCATCGCCAGAATCATCAAGCTCAGGTTTCAACGCTCTCGCAGACAGAATATCCTCAAGCGTTCCAGTCTCTTGAACATTAAAATTATTAATGTTAAAGCTTATATAGTTAGGCATATATTTAACTTTTTTGCCTTCTTGGATTCTGACTAAGTCGTGATGGCCAGCAGAATCTTTTCCTTGAAAGCGGGTGGCAAGCGGTATGAGCTTATGAGAACCAAATTCTGGGCCGTCGTCAGCTATTTCTTCAACACTTTTGCGTCTAAAAATAGCTACAAATGAAGCGAACCATTGCAACCGATCAGACTGAGAGATCGCGCTGCTATCATCAACGCCGCTTTCTGCGCTACGATTTAATTGGCAAGCAGTAAGAATGGGAATATTAAGCTCAGAGCAAAGCTCCTTTAAGGCATTGACTTTTTCGCCGATTAGCTGATATTCTTGTTTATTCTTATCTGATTCTCCGGTTAATTTAATATAATCGTAAACAACAACACATTGATTGCCACGACCTACCTTCGAGAAATACCAGCGCTTGACAATAGAAACAACCTCTTCAATTGGTTTGCCTGCGACTTGTAAATGATCGACTTGATTATTAAGAGCACGAATTTTATCCTTACTTTGCTCAAACTTTTGATATAGATTATTGTTCTTTTTCCAGTTTCCAGTTTCAAGATACCATACTGGAATTCCAGTCAAAGATGAAGCTATTCTAAACTTCATATCTATGGTAGACATTTCTGTATCAAGAACCAGCGCCTTGCATCCTTTGTTAATTGAAGTAATTTTGATGGCGAGATCATTTAGGATCGTTGACTTGCCATGCTTTGGCCTGCTTACCCAAGCATACAGATTGCCGGGTCGAATTCCGCCATAGAGGCGATTAAAGTTCGCGTAAGGGCTTGTTAGGCCTGTGTCTTCGATGGGGTTGTTGCCGCGCTCTTCAATAATTTCAATGACATTATTAGTTATGTCTTCTGGTTTATTATTTTCAGAGGCGTAGGTGCAAATTTTGCTATTGTAAATCTTATCAGATTCTGTAATGATTTCTTCAATTGGCTTTTCGGCGCAAGAATTAGCAAACTTTTTGATCTCGTCCCCGGTCTGCTCGATTTCTCGCCTGACGCGCAGTTTAAGCAACTCTTTAGCGCCTTCAATAAGACCAGCCTGAGAGGTTGGTATCAAACAGATGCTGTTAACATAACTAAAGATATCAATAGATTGATCCTTAAATGTAATCCCAAGATTCTTGCATTTTTGAGAAATCAAGATCTTGTCAATCTGCTCGCCTTTGTTAAACGTTTCCTTGAAGACGCAGAAGATGGTGTAATGCACATCATTAATAAAATCACTTTCATTAATAAAGCTTTCTATGTCAGCGAAAGAAGCTGGATGTCTGATAAGACCAGACAAGACGTATTTTTCTACCTGTAGCGAGTATATGGCCATTAAAGAATTATATTAAATTTATCCTTAAAAAACTGAGCGGAAAGATTTTTGACTTCGTCTTCATAAATTTCCACAAGTTGGAACTTATTTATAGATAGCCACTTCTCTTTAGCTACATCTCTTTTAATAGATTTAAGATAGTTTAGACGAGACTCACCATGAAAAAATTTATTATATGAAGTGTGTTGCTTGCCGTGTACTTCAACGGCTATTCTGAGGGTAGCGTTGACGATATCTACTTTCAGTCTAGAGCCAAAGACGGGAAACTCTTCGTATACTATATGATTTTTCCAGTAAGTCCTTAAGAATTGCTTTGTGTTGAATTGTACTTTGGATCGAGAATTAGCGTCCCAGTCAATCAAATATTGAGAGACATTTTTGCTAACTATCTTTCCGTACACATTGTAAAGCTTCACTTTTTAAGAGCGCTTATAAATTTATTGAATAAATACTGTGTAATGTCTTGATGCTCTTCAAGGAAATTTTTAAGATTGGCCTCGCCTTGATGTTGTTTTGGCATCTCAAGACTATTGTCAGCAAGTTCTTTGATAAGCTCGTCGGTAATGGTAATCCACGCTCCTTTGGCGTGGGCAAATTCCCAAGCTAAAAGTTGGTCTACGATTTCGTATTCCACCCAAACACTAGAGCCGTTAGAGCGTCCATATTTGATTGGATAGCGGACCTCTCTACCAGACTTTTCATTAGGCGTCTTTCTAAAGACTATCTTGCACCAATGACCAACAGGGTTGCCATCGCCTTTAGCGTTAGCATAAATAAAATCTTTATTCCACCGCTGCTGGAATTCAAGGATCCAATCGGAGTAGTGCAGAGCAGCATTTCCGCCGCTTGCGTTAGTGACCTTTGGGTCGCCTTTCTCGTACGGGTTAATCTTGATCGAAGATCTAACTTGAGAAATAATGAAGCAAATATGGCCTCTAGAAGAAAAGGCCGCAGCCATCTTGCGCAACAGATCTGATGTGAGCAAAGCCGCTCCAGCGGTTTTGTTCGCTTCAGTAGCAGACTTGGCTAGATCATTTCTGGGAACCAAAGCGTCGAGGCTATCAATTATAAAAAAGTAAATGTTGCCTTCATCATTATCTTTAATCAATTCGCGCATTGTGTCGGTCACAAACTCATAATCGTTTGTAGGAATGACTCGCCATTTTGCTGGATCTGTATCAACACCAGACCTAGCGACCATATTTTCGCTAAGACGGCCCTCTGATTTGATATAAATAATACAACCTTTCTCAGGGTGCAATACTTGAAAATTACGGGCGAAGGCAAGAGCGTTGCTGGTCTTGCCGCCTTCAGTGATTCCAGAAGACCGTACTATACCGGGGTGAATGCCGCCGCCCATTTCAATATCGAGAGTCAAGCTGCCGCTGCTGACGATATAATCAATATTATTATCAAAAGCATAATGGTGATCTTTGTTGCGGCTTAGGATGCTATCTAGAACCTTTAGTTTTCCTGAAGCGTTTGATTCTTCTGCTACTTCTTGCACTTCTTTCTTGGGTCTTGCCATATTATTTTTTGTTAAAAAGATTTAAGAACTCTTTGACTGAGGTTGGTTTTTTATTTACTTCGACTTCTGGGGCAACAGGTTTATCTTCTAGAATTATTTTCTCCTTTTCAAAAGAAAGGGATTGATATTTTTTGATGTCTCTTAGAAAATTTTTCCCGTTTTCGCCCAAAAACCAAACAAGCGATATAACTTTGGTCCTGCCTCTAAGGCTCATGAGCCACTCAAAGCCATGCTCTTTAATAAGCATATTTGCGATTCGCATCTCGTTAGGCCAATTACAAGACTTAGTTTCTAATAAAAAATTTATGATTAATTGTTGTTGCTTGCTTAGACTTCTGGGCTTTTTGGTTTTCGCAGTCACCCGCCTAGTATTGCCTGATCAAGCCGATTTGTCAAGGAGAGATATGTCGTGGGCGACCATCTTTTTCACCAGACCTTGGAAATCAGTTTTTGGAAGCCAATTAAGTTCTGTTCTGGCTGGCGTAGAGTCTCCCATCAATAAATCGACTTCTGCTGGTCTGTAAAATTTTTCATTTACTTTAATTAAAACAGAAGACAATGGATCATTTGCGATGGCGTACTTTGTAGAAATACTATATTCTTCTAAAATTCCAGTTCCGTGCCAAACTCCTTCAATTCCAATTTCATTAAATGCAATTTCAATAAATTCTCTAATAGAATGAGTCTCGTCGCTAGAAAGAACATAATCTTTTATGTTTTTAAGTAAATTTTTACTATAAGATTCTTCTCTATAAAGTTCTGGTTGAAAATCTTCTTTTCTATAAATTTCTTGATTTAACATTTTCCATACACCATCAACAAAATCTTCAGAGTCGGACCAGTCTCTTTTAGCATCTAAATTACCTAATTCTATCGGATTAAATGTCTTATTATTTTTAAGAGCGTGATATATTCTAGCAACACCCTTTGTTATCTTTCTGGTTACAAACTCTTCTCCTCTCTTAGTTCCTTCGTGATTAAAAAGAATTCCATGTATAGCGTATAAGTTATAAGACTCTCTGTAAACTTTAACAGCATGTCTTGCAGCAGCTTTGGATGCACCATATGGACTCCTTGGGCGGATGGGGTGGGTTATGTCTTGGGGAATAGCAGAAACGTCGCCAAATTCTTCACTAGATCCAGCAGAGTAAAATCGGCAGTTTGGCTTAAATCTTCTTATAGCTTCTAAGCATCTTACTACGCCTGTAGCGTTAGTGTCGAATGTCTGAAGCGGAATATTCCAACTACATCCTACAAAACTTTGAGCAGCAAAATTAATAAAATAATCTGGCTGGATTTCTCTTACTAGATTATCTATGCTTACGCTATCCGAAAGGTCTCCATAAACCAATTTAAATCTAGAATCTCCAATAAAATTTAAACAATTTATAAAATTTGGATTAGAGCTTCTTCTAATCATTCCATAAATTTCAGCGGTAGTATTTTTTAATAAATACTCCACCATATTGGCGCCATCTTGGCCAAGTATGCCTGTGACAATAATTTTCATTAGAATTCAATTCTGCCGAGGATGATATCTTTTAACATTACCCAATCTGCGGCTTTAGCCCAAATAGGATTCTTAAAAGCAGCTGGCTTATTTTTCTCAATGAAAAAATGACCGCTCCATGCAAATGGGTACACTACGAAAGGAAGAGCTATAAACAACGGTAAGAAAAACAAAGACTTCCAAAACACCAAATAAACACACGCAATAAAATAAGCAATCGTGACTAATTGCCCAAGAACATGAAGTCTTCTGTTCCATTTATTTTTGTGCAAAGTCAAATACATTTGGTAATATTCTTTGAATGTCATAAATTATTTTTTAATAAATCACTTGATGAATATATTTTAGGCAAATCTAATACGATTTCAAAAATATTATGAGCTTTACATGTTTCAGATTCTGCCGATACGAGGTTGCCTTCCTTTCTATCTCCGCTATTAAAAAAGTACATTTTATATTTAGGAAACATCTCTCTTATTTTAATTAAAGTAGCGCATTGAGTTTTATCTTTGTCAATGGAAATAGTAGCTATATCAACAGATTTTAATCTAGAAACGATTTTTCTTCTATGCTCTTCGTCCATGAAGCGCTTGCTTCCTTTCAAAAAAACTTGTAAATCGCTATTGACTATAGCTATCAAAAGGTCGCAATTATCTTTTGCGCCATCGATATATTCTATATGTCCATAGTGTATTGGATTAAAATATCCAGATACGATACCGACTCTAAAATCATTTAATGGATGATCCATATGAATTATCAAAGATTGTATAAGCTCCATTATAGTCAAAATCAAATTCTAAAATATTATCTGCAAAAATTTCTGATATTTTTTTCTTAACGGAGGGGTCGCATAAAACCAAGACGAATCCACATCCTCCAGCTCCTAGCAATTTAGCTCCATAAGCCCCAGCGTTCATACATGAAGATATTATAGACTCAACAGATTTGGTAGAAACATGGCTGGAAATTTTAGATTTTTCGAGCCAAGCATTGTACATAAGATTTCCCATAGATTTAATGTCTTCGGAAAGTAAATGATTATAAGCTTCGTAAGCCAATTTCAAGATTGGCATTTTATCTTTATTTTCGTGAGATTTAGCTACGTTATCAGAAATTCTTTGCTCGTTAGAATAAATTAGAATCATTGAATCGCGGAGATGCTGCTTGAATTCATTTGTGATTGGCAATGGTTTTACAAAGAAGTTTCCATTTTTTTGTATTTCTATCGTATTTAAACCGCCATACGCTGCCCAAATCTGGTCTTGGATTCCTCCGCTTTCTTTGAGAATATTCCTTTCTATTTCTATAGCATCTTTTGCTATTTGTTTTTTTGATATTTCTTTGCCTAAAAAGGTTCTTAAAAGATGGCTCATGCCGACGCAATAAGAAGAAGAGCCTCCTAGGCCAGTTCTAGATGGAATATCAGAAAAAGAGATAAATTCTATTGATCCATTTACTCCGAAATATTTTAAAGTTTCTCTGATCAAAGGATTTTCTATATCTCTTAAATCTTTAACTCGTTCAAACTTAGAATAACTTATGGTGCTGGCTTCTGATAAAATTTTAGGCTTGTTTCTGATAGAAAGATATGCATATTTATTGATAGCACACCCGAATATAAAAGAGCCATGCTGCTCATAAAAATCAGCATAGTCGGTTGATCCGCCAAAAAATGATACTCTAAATGGAGATTTGACTAAAATCATGAAGGTAAATCATTTACGATAGAAGTAAGCTCTGTAATTCGCTGTTTTGGAAGTTCTGGGTAGTTTCCAATGTACCAGCCAAAGTTATGGCAGTGATCAGTTATTGGAAAATTAAGATAACTATTTCCAAATAATCTCTTAAGATAGGGTTGACGTAGTTGGTTGCCTCCGCCAGACAAACCTCGCCTAAACTCAATACCTGCATTGCGCAATGCTGTTTCTACATTAATTCTTAATGCCCAATCTGGTTTTTTTAGAATTAACGTGAAAGCGTAATTAGAGTTGCCTACTCTGTCGAAATCAACGAAAAACTTTTCTGGGTTTAAATTATTTAAAAATATATCTAAATTTTCTGCTCGTATTTTATTATTTTCGTCTAGATTTTGTATTTGATTTAGGGCTAATATAGCGTTGATTTCTGTTGATCTAAAATTATGAGCAGCTTCTAGGAAAACGAAATCTTTATTAAGATCTGGATGTTCATTTAAAACTTTTTGCTTTAAACTTTCGTCCGTGGTTTCTCTAAGCATGCCGTGAGATCTAAAAGCTCTAATTAATTGATATATGTCATGATTATTTGTGCTTATCATCCCTCCTTCGATAGAGGTCATGTGATGGGCATAATAAAATGAAAAATTAGAAATATCACCAAATGTGCCGACTTTTTGGCCTTTGAATGTGGCCCCATGAGACTCACAAACATCTTCAATCAATAAGATATTTTTTTCTTTGCAGATTTGGATTAGCTCATCTGAAATACCGTTGTATCCAAGGATATGTATTAAAATAATAGCTCTTGTTCTGGGTGTGATTTTCTTTTTAACATCTTCGATATCGAGGGCAAGGTTGTTTAATTTAATATCGCAAAAAACAGGAGTAAAATCATTTTGCAAAACGGCAGCGACGTCTGAAACCCACGCCATAGGGGGAACAATGACCTCTCCTCCTTGAGGGAATTTATGCTTAAGATAAAGCAAAGATAGCTCATTCGCTGCGCTGCCCGAGTTCACCATCACGTTGTATTTAGTACCCAACCATTCGCCCCACTTTTGCTCAAACTCTTTTACTTTCGAAGCGTTGGTAAGAATAGGCAGCGGGTCTTGAGACAAAAAATCAATAATAGCATTCGCGTCTGAGCGAGAGATATTGTTGTGCATTAATGGCCATTTTATATTCATAGTCTTATGTTGGGATAGTTTTTCTCGAACCAGTCGTAACTAATTTTAACAGCTTCTTCGATGTTTGTAAAATTAAAATTTGGAAATAAGCTGTTGAATAAAGATAAATCGGATTGTCGATTTCTTTGGCCGTTGGGTTTAGCACCATTGAAAATGACCTCTCCTGCAAATCCTGAAGCTTTAACAAGCATATCTACAATATCTTTTATAGAATACTGTTTGTTTCCAGCTATAGTTAGTCTTTCAGGTATGTTGCTTTTCTTTAGCAAATCAACCAAAGCTAGGGCAAGATCATCGGCAAAAATAAACTCTCTAAGGGACTTGCCGTCTCCCCAAACTTCTAGGTTAGAGTTGTTTTTTTTGGCTAAATAAATTTTGTGTATTAAGCTCGGAAGAACATGCCCGTGTTGCAAATTATAAAAATCATGAGTTCCAATTATGTTGGAAGGAATAATAGAGCAATAATTTTTAATATTGTGCTGGTGTTTGTAAGCTCTTATTTGAACATCAACCATTCTTTTCGCAAAAGCATAGGCAAAATTTCCAGAAAATGGAGGCCCATTATGCATATTCTCTTCTTTAAGAATTTGAGAGTCATCTGGGAAAACGCAAACCGAAGAAAATGCTAAAAGTTTTTCTACATTATATTTCCACGAATAGTGTATTAGAAAAGAATTAATTAAAATATTTTGATAAAAATAGTCAGCGTGGCCGATCATATTGCCACCAATTCCACCTACTTTAGCGGCGGTATGAATGACATAATTTGGCTTATAGTTTAAAAAGAGAGACTCGACTTGGCTTTCTTTAGTTAAATCGCAATCTTCTCTGCCGACAAAAATAAAATCAAATTGTGGATTTTTTGATGCAATTTTTTTGATAGCATTGCCGACTAATCCATTGCCTCCTGTTACTAGAATTTTCATTGTTTAGTGGCCTCTACATTTAAGCTCATTAATTTTCCTTCTATTATATCGTTGATTCTTCTTGATTTATAGGAAATTTTAGGCATATAAGATTGGCTATAATCATCAATATAAAAATGATCAGTTTCTCTCCAGTCGTATCTGCGTACATTTTTAAATCCACATTGTTCCAAGTCATTCTTTAGAGAATGAAAATCCCATCCAGTGTAATGGATATCGTATGGATGCTTTTGAGAACCATATATAAAAGATCTAAGCTCTGCAATATTTCCAGTTTGTTTATAATAATCAAAAACAGCTTCCAAATCGGGAACGGCTATTCTGAGAACACCTTCTGGCTTTAATATAGAATTCCATCTTGCAAAAGCTTTTTTAGCCTCATCCAGTCTAGCATGCTCTAAAACATGACAGGCATAAATTAATTCCGCTGAATTATTTGAGATTTTTTCTAAAGAGAAAACATCGTCAACTAAGTCTGGATTTACTTCTTCTCGTATGTCTATATTAGTATAGCCGTGAATTTTTTTGCGATAACAGCCTAGGTGCAGTTTCATATTTTATAATTTCTTCTTGGCCAATAATTTGGTTGGTCTTTCCAATTATCAATGCTCACGTTTCTAATAAAATTTTGTTGAGAATATATTTGAGCGAATAATGGCGCGTCATTTTCATAATGAGCCCCAGATATAATAGGATCGTTTGGAGTCCAGTCTGCGCTAAAAACTTTAGTTGGAGAAAGGTAAATTTTGCCACCTAAAGCTTGAGTTCTATAAGCAAAATCATGAGTATTAAAATTTATATGCTCGAATCTACAATCCAAACCTCCAATTGATATAAAATGGTTTCTGTTATATAAAAACACTGGCGCTATTTTCCAATCTTTGTTTACATGCGGAAATCTTTGGTCTGGGTGGGTGTATCCGATCCAATAAGAGTCATCTTTGTCTTGAGAGCCTGTAAATCCTTGCCCTTCCGAATATCTTAGCGTCATTCCGTCCAAAGATGATTTTCCAATCATAAATTCGACGCATTTACCAAGAGAGCCTGATTCTAAAATAATGTCATCAGGAAGCCAACATAGATATTCTCCAGAAGATAAAATCGAAGCTATTTGCAAACATCTGCTGGGGTGTCCAAAATCTCTTACGTATTTAAAATTTAATTTGTCGTTAAAAAAAGAACTTGGTAAGTTTGGGCCTATAGCGACCATTTCAAACTGATAAGAACCTAAAGAATCCTTAACGCTTTCATAAATTTTTTGCCAATTTTGAGGTCTTATTCCTGGTATTATAACTGAAAGTTTTATCATATTATTTAAAGAAAACATGATTGATGTTTTCGTAACTAAACTCTTCTTTTGAAAGATAAAAGCCTTCTAATAAAAATTTCTTTAATCTTTCTGGATTTTTTGAAAATCCATTTTCATCAAATTTAGATTCATCATGAATTAGTATATTTTGGCATTCCTCATAACCGAACCCGCATTCTTTCGCTTCTTGGCTATTAACTGCGTCCATTATAGTTTTTTTGCTAAAATTTATCGTGTGTTGATATCCAGGGACGCCTGCTCTTTCTGGCCTAAATCCAGAGCTTCCTCCATCCATGCTGGTGAAATGGTTGACTGAAACATCTTTATGAACAACGAATTTTTTATTTAAACAAGAATTAATGAAAGTGAAAGTGCCTTCCGTAGAGTGAGAGGCAAAAATATCAGGCATTAATCTGTTATCAAAAGACTCAAATATAGAATTGTCAAAAATCTGAAGGTGTAAATTAACTGTTTTGCCAATTGGGACGGTAAAATTACCATTTTTAAACATTGCTTGGCTGCATTCGAAATCCTGCTCCGGAGTTGGATTATGATAAGGAGACCATCCCGGAACATTTTGGCCGAACCAAAGCCAATAGCCAGCGTCACAATCTACTCTAGAAGCGGTCATTCCGTTTGGTCCAGACTTATGCAAATCATACAATTTAGACAAAGTATTTAAATCATTTGACATATCAATACCAGAATCAACATATAAGTATCCATCGGATTTGCCAATATGAGCTACTGAGCTTTGAACGCTTTTATTAAAAGTTATGTTTACAGGTAAAAGTTCGTCTATAAAGCTATAAGAAATTTTATTTTTAAATTCGTTTATAAGTCTGTTTTTTGTTTTATTGGAGTTTAAGCAACTAGACAAAACAACTCTAAAGTCATCAAATTTTTGATTAAGAATGCTATTTATTGAAGAAATGTATCTTTCTACATTTTCATTGCCGGATATTCCGCATGTATTAAAAATTATTGTTAATTTCATAAATTTGAGACGCAAACAGTTTATTAATTATAGTTTTCCAAAATATATCAGACGAATATTTTTCTCTATATTTTTCATATCCTTTTCGAGCTATGTCGATTCTGTGCTCTTCGTTGTTTAAAAAATATTTAATTTTGCCTAAAGCATCTTGGGGGCTGTAAAACTCAACGTATTCTTCATTTGGAATTAATAATTTTTTTGTTTCGCTATTAGCCTTTTCCAAAAGCAAAGATTTAGAAGCCAAAACTTCAAACACTCTTCCTTTAACCTGATCAAATCCGAAAGGGTGCAGTGGGAAATTAAGATTTATTTTGCTTCTTCTTATCAAAAATGCATATAGCTGAGGGCTTAGCCTTTCTTCCGCTTGCCCGCCTCTAATTGATATTGCATTTAGTTTTTTAATTAAAAAATTTAAATATTCTATTCTGTCTTCCTGATGCTTGCTGCCAGAAAAATTAACATCTATATTTTGTTCGTCTGGGCAAAATAAAAATTGATCTTGAGGAACCCACATAGATAAATGCTTATTTGAATATCCAATTTTAATAGATGGATTATCCCAAGAGATGTGAAGATCAGATAAACTGTCAAGTTCTTTTATTTTTTCTATAGCCCAGCCAGCAGTATCTGGCCACATAAAACATTGCTTTATTTTAGCATTTTTAAGAGCTTGATATGTTTTTATTGTTGGATTTCTGGGGTCAGTGCCTAAAAGAGAATAAAAAACAACGGATACGTTATTGTATAAACAGTAGTTTAAGATTATTTCATCTACATGTTTTCCATAAATAGAATACGATTCATCTATGTGAATTGTGTTCCAGGAAAAATCTTCACCTACGGCCGAGTTAAATGTATTGAATAAATTGTGAAAATTATTTGTGAATGAAAGCTGCGGGCAGCCATTGAACCACTTTTCAGTTACAAATAGGATGTGATGTTTTTCTTTCATTTTTTAATTTTAGGATTTCTTGCTCTGAAATATAACTTTTTCCTTCATCGTATACGTAAGGCATGCCTTTGAAATAGTTTTTAATAATTCTATATGTATTCACATAGCTTTCTCCAAAAAATTTTACTTTTGTATCTTCCAAAATTAAATCTTCATGTGGTATTGCTAAAATAGGATCTCCAATAATTAAAGCTTTGTCGTACTGCACTATTGGTTCGCCATTAAAATACAAAAAAGCCCCAAGCCACCAGTCATGACATATTTTTACGCTTGGATGGAAAAGAATGCCACCCAAAAAATTATCTACGGTTTCCCTAGAAAATATTGGGAAACATGGAACATTAAACGGCGGACAAATAATATAACAATCTGTTAATTTTAATATATCAGGATAGGACGGTTCTTTTTCAAATTTTGTAATATTAATAGGGCTTGTTTTATCTCGCAGCATTCCAGGCAAAGTTGTTATCTTAAATTTTTTATTTTTAAATAAATCAGACTCAAGAAAATCAATTGTTCCGTAAATGTCTCCATGCAAAATAGCATCATCTGTAAAAATAAAAATATATTTACCAGAAGAATATTTATAGCAAGTATTATAAGCATAACAAGATCCAGATAGCTTATCGTCTTTTATCCATCTGACTCTGCTGTCTCTTATTTCATCTTGGTGGCATATTATGATTTCGTATTTTAATTTAGTATCTATCGCACAAATGGAATCAACAGATTTTCGAGCGTAGTCATCATACGGTTTTTTAGAGGCAATTAAAAAAGAGAAATCCATTATCTTTAATTGCAGTTTTTATTTTTCGTTATAAAAATCTCCCCACTCAACTAAAATAGTTGATTTGCCATCGGTTCTATTTAAAGCTTTTTCATAAGCTGGAAATATATCTTCTGGCTCGTCAAGCCTAATTACTTCTACATTTTTGAGCATAAGATTAAATGCATCAGTGAAATCGCCAACGTGTTGATGCTGCGGATGAAGAGGTCTTTCCGAACCAATTCCAGTTCTAATAATTGCTTTAGTTTTAAAATCAGAAATCATTGGGATCTTATCTAAATGATTAACTACTTGATTTGTGGCGAGCAAAAAGAAATTCCATCGTGGATAGATGCTTATTGGAATTTTGCCAGATAAAGCAAAGCCATTTGTCATTCCAGCTTGCAAATCTTCGCAAACAGGAAGCTCTAGTTTTTTATTATTTGGTACATCTTTTAAAGTGTTGCTCATTGCTGTGCCAGCATACTCAACAGCTTGGCCAATAAATAAAGTGTCCGGATGAGCCGCTAGATAATCCATTGATCTTTTTAATTCATCAAAATATTTCATATTAAAATTGAACTCTTTGTCCGGCTCCAGCGTGAGGCCATTTTGTTTCATATTTATAATAGTAAAGATGCTTATTAAATAAGCCTTCTTTGCTAAGTCTTATGGTGTTCCATATTTTCCGAGTATCTGTACAAACAGATTTGCCATTATCTTCTATTATAAATTTGACTGGAAGATCGTGGTTGCAAACATATTTATAACACTCTTCGAAACATCCTGTCTCAGATGTCATGTCGCCGACAAAACAATACACCCATCTTCCATCACCATTCATTTTTGACGCCATACCTATTCCTACCGCGATAGGAAGAATGCCGGTTACGATAGCTGAAGAAAAAATATTATACTCTGGGAAACAAAGAGCTATAGATTTTCCGTCCATTATATTTTGTTTTAATTCTTCTGGAGGCACTCCTTTAAGCAGGCAGTGATAATGACTTCTCCAGCTGCATAGAATCCAATCTTTAGGATTTATGTTTTTAAATATTTCTATTATTTCTTTCTCATTTCCATTGTGAAGATGAATCGGAGCCTTTATTTTGCCTGAATTAAATTCTTTTGCGATGTCTTCTTCAAAATCTAATAAATCTTTTTCAGAATATTGTTTCATTTTAATTATAGATTTTTCTAACTATTTTTATCTTTAACATGTCTTTTATATTTTTTACAGCGTTTTCCCCAAATTTATTTTTTATTCTATCCAAAAAAGCGCCAGAAGAGTGGTATTCGGAAAAAGCCGAATCCCTGAATTTTAACACTTCTTCAGCGGACAACGATTCTGTTGGCAGGGGAAGAGTCTCGTAGCCATGAAAAGAATATCCTTCATAAGAGTCTGGCAATTTTGTATTTTTTAAGATAGCATCTTTATACAATTGACTTCCTGGTAATGCCATGGCGGCATAAGCATTCCATCCAGATGTACATAAATCTTTAGAAAAGTCAAGAGTTTTACGCATGCTTTCAACAGTGTCTCCGGGAAGGCCAAATATATAATTCGCCATTACTTCAATGTTAGCGTCATGGATTTGAGATATAACTCTTTTAATGTCTACATCTTCGAATTTTCCTTTAGATACTTCTAGTCTTACTGTTTTATCTGCGCTTTCTATGCCGAGGGCCAGCCATCTAATTCCAGCAGATCTTACTAATTTAAGAAGCTCAGGATTTCTTACTGTGTCTATCCTTGAATATGCCCACATTCTTAAGTTTTTGCCATAACCTCTATCGCGTAGCATTTCGCAAAGCGGGGCATAAAATTTTTTATTTAATAAAAACATTTCGTCTGTTATTTTTATTGTTCTAACTCCAAGAGAATACAGTTTTTCGAATTCTTTAATAATAAAATCAGGACTCCAATATCTCATGCCGCTATATTTGCCAGCTACGCCTATTTCATCGTTATCATTTCTGTTAATGATATTAATCATGCAAAAACTGCAAGAAAATTGGCATCCTAAAGATGTTTGTATAGCGGCGTATGGTGTTCTATTGTCTTCATTATATTCAGAATGCCATAATGGAGATCTATATAAATCTAGCGGTTTATTTTGATAAGGAAGAAGATCCCAAGCGTAACCAGGTAAGTCTATATCCATCCTATCGTTTGGAACAGATTTTTCTGGAGGGTTTATTGTTATAACTCCATTCTTTCTCCAAATAATTCCATTTATATTTTCTAAATTAGAAAAATCTTTAAGCTTGGCTACATTTCTTAAAGCGTAAACCGCTTCATTCGTAAAAGCAAAATCAATAGAAGGCTCGTCTTTCATTACTTTGAAAGGAACAGCCTGCATATATGAACCTACGTATGAGATTGGAATTTTTACGTCTTTTTCCTTTAAAAAATTAGAAGTATATAATGCCCCAGACATATTGACGGTCCCAGAATTAACATTTTGACCGTAGACGACAAAACAAATCAGATTGGGATTGAGTGCATTTATTCTTTGTAAGACTTTATCGTTATTTAGCTTTTCAGCGTTTATATCAAGAATTCCTACGCTAAGACCTATAGATCTGCAAGATTGAGCTAAAAGTAATGCCCAAGTCGGAGGTTCTATCGCAGAATAGTTTTCAGAAAGGTCTTGGTAAATTCCAGAGGCGTTACCGGGAGAAACAAATAATATATCCATAAATAAATTACAAGTTAGTAAAATCTTTATTTTTATATTTTATTATTTGCTGATACCCATTAATCAATTCTTTTATGCCGGATTCTAGAGAAAAATCTGGAGACCATCCATATGATTCTATTTTTTTATTTGACACTCTATAATTTCTTTGGTCAAAATCTTTTTTGAATTCATTTTGCACGATAACTAATTCAGGAATAAACTTTTTGATAGTTTCTGCTAATTGCAATTTATTTAAATTAGCATCAGAAAGACCTACATTGAAAGCGTTATTATTGCAATTTAGGTATCTATATATCATAAAAGAGAAAGCCTTAGAAACATCTCTTACATGAATATAATTTCTGATAAAATGAGATTCAAAAAGAACAAGATATCCATCAGTCAAAGATTTAAATACAAGATCGTTAACTAAAAGATCCATTCTCATTCTATAAGACATACCAAAAACAGTAGCTAGTCTTAGAGCAATTCCATTTCCAGAGTCAAGAAGCGCTTTTTCGGCATCGCATTTGGTTTCTGCATAAAGAGATAGGGGTTTGAAAGGACTACTTTCTGTAATTATTTCAGAAGATGAGCCATATTGACTATTAGTATTAGGCAATATGATTCTTTGGTTTTTACTAGAAAATTTAATTATATTTTTTATTTGATTTAGATTTATATCGATTGCGGCTTGGGGATTGCTTTTGCAAGCTGGCATTCCAACAATAGCTGCCAATGGTATAATTACATCATTTTCACTTACAAGTTTTTCTAAAAGAGATTTTTCTCTAACGTCTCCCAGTACAAATTTAAACAGTTTATTAGAAAAAAATCCGCTCAGAGATAACTGATTATAGCATAAATTATCTAAAATAGTTACTTCGTTACCTTCTTTAAGTAAGTTTTCAGTTAATACTGAGCCTAAATATCCCGCGCCCCCTGTGATTAAAATTTTCATATTATGTTTTCTAGAGCTTTTCTCAGAAGATTTTTACCTTCTTTATAATTTTTAAGCCATTTAGTTGTTTGTTTTTCTTCACCTATTATATCAGAAATATATTTAAAACACAAAAATTTAAGTTCTTTTTGCATGCAAGTTTTGGCGAGAGCCGCCGCCTCCATATCGACACAATTTGCATAAATTTTTGGTTTTTCAGTTACAAAATTATCAAAAGTGCAACATGTTTTTTTATTAATTCCAAATACTATTTGCTCTTGTATATATCCGGGATAGTCTAATTGGCCGTCTATAAAAATACCGCATTCAACAATTGATCCAATTTCGCAATTTAATCCTCCAGCAGATCCTAAATTTATAACAATATCTATTTTTGGATTAAGATTTAAGTAATTACACAAACCAATCGCAGCGTTTACTTTGCCGATTCCAGTGTAAATAATTGGAAAATCTTCGTCAAATGGAAACTCTTCTTTTATCGCAGAGACTATTATAAAATTTTTCATTTATCTCTTTCAGAAAGGATTGGATTGTTTATAGGCCAAAAAATATTATATTTTGGGTCGTTCCATTTTACATGCATCTGGTCTTTTTGCGCAACGTATTCATGCGTAAATTTATAATGAAATAAGCATTCTTCACTGACACATAAATGCGCATTAACGCACCCATTCGGTACAAGCACTTGGTACTTATTATGTTCTGTGAGAGTAAATGTTTGATGTTCACCGAATGTTTCAGAATCTTTCCTTAAGTCTATGACGGCAAAGTATATTGATCCTTTCAGACACTCTATAAGTTTCCATGTAAAAATATCTCCATGAAATCCACGCAAGACATCTTTTCTAGATTTAGAAAAACTATCTACTATAAATTTGGGGCTTGCTTTCGACCACCTTTCGCTAGAAGAAAAAATTTTTTGATAGGAGCAGTCGTTGTATCCTTCAAAATTTTCCCCTCTAAAATCGCTAAAAGTTTCTGGCTGAAGAACAAAAAGGTCTTTTATTTTGCAGTTATTCAAAGAACTTAGATTCAGAATTTTCATTTATATAATCTATTAGTAATTTAGCTTCTTTAGATACATCAAAAGTCAGTGGGTTTATTACATTAGAAAAAAATTTATGTCTATATTCTTCGGCTACTTTATCAGGAGAACAAACCGCAGAAACAGTATTATGCAAAATATGATCTATTTTTATTTCTTGTAAATCTATAATTCTTTCTATTTCTTTATAGAGTCTGTATATAGAAGTGTCTCCTCCTAAAGTTTTAAAAGATTCATACATGAAAAACCCTAAAACCTCGGTCGCTTTTTTGGAAATTATTGGAAAAGAACAATATCCTGCGGTTATGTCTCTATCTGCGCTATTGCAGTGGGTTTTGCAATAATAAATATTATCAGAAAATCCATGAATTTCCTTGTATTCATTTATTTTATTTAAGGCTATTTCATCCCAGCTTTTAGTTAAAATAGAGATATCATCGTTGCAAACAAAAAGATTTTCTCCTTTTGCAACTCTGACCATTCTGTTGTAAGAGGCAATTAAATTATCAGGCCTTGGACCTCTGATAAACCTTATATCCAGTCCAAAATTATTTTTAGAAATAGCGTGAGTTAGCTCGTCATCGTCATCATAAGTAATAATAATTTCTATAGAATTTTTATCGCTTGTAGTTTGATAGACAGAATTTAAAAAATTTCTAAGTAGGTGAGGTCTATTTCTTGTATTTAGAAATAAAGAAAATTTCATATCAATTTAGTTTTAAAAAGTCAATTAGCTTGTTTTTTTCAGAATAGGCATCTTTGAATCTAAAAACTTTCATAACATTGTCTTTTTCGTATTGATTAATAAAAAATTGATCTCTTATAGTATCCTCGAAATCTCCTAAAACGCAATATGTTGGTATTCTTGACATAGAAGACATTGTTTTAAAGCAGCTGTCTGTGCCAAAAAATTTACAGCAGAGTTTCACTAACTCCAAACAGGATTCAATGCTAATGTCAGTGTGTAGTATATTTTCAGACTGTGGTATTCCGTAAGACTCTAGTTGAGATTTAGATCCAAATATAATATAATTATAATTTTCGCTAATCATTTCTGAAACTATCTCTGGAGATAAATATTTTATAGGTAAATTGAAACGAGAATAAGTGTCGCAAGAAAAATTGCTTCCGAAAGGATGAATACCTATTATTGGTTTTTTATTAGAAAACTTTTTAATAAAAGATTCAGCTTCGTCTTTGAATTGTTGAGAAAAATTAATGTTAGAATAATAACTTCTGGGGCATTCTCTTATGTTGGTGGTAGAGTTTTCTCCATGGTTTTCAAGAATTTTATCTATTTGTTTATCGTGTTCTTCTATAGTATCAAAATAGTAAAAGAAAACATTTTCTGCATTTAAGTTTTTGAAAAAAGATTCGGCCTCTTTAAAATGTGTGTGGACAATAAATTCTTTGGTTTTGTTATTTTGTATAAACCAAGAGCATTGTAAAAAATCGCCCACCCCGCCTCTGACGTAAAATTTCATGTTATTAAAATGTATTAGGGCCTAACTATGGAAATTTCCATAAAATTAGACCCTAATTTTGTAATTTTTTATGTGATTAGCGGATTGGGCAAGCGCCAGTAGCGCACTCAGCCATATCTAGCATTTCAGTGCTGTTGATAGATAAAGAAGATATTGGTTTAACTTTAGACGAAGCTAACAAATATGTTTCTTCGTCAATCTCTTGATAGGGAGCCTGCTTAAATCCGTGGTTTTTAAACAGCAAGAAGCTAACGCTCTTTACATTATGCTCGTAATTTTCCTTAAGCCAAGCTTTTAATGAATCAAGTTCTTCTGGTTTATAATAAGCAGTTACGGACACGGCGTTGTCAGACCAATCTGTTTGAAGCTTTTTCACCATGTCAAGCTGCTTCAAAACGTCCATATCTTTAGCCAAGATTGATCCTTCTGGTGTTTTGCATGGGAAATAAACAACAACAGTATCTCTGTTTTCTGTCCCGTCAAAATTAACAAGAAACTCAACATGATAACCCATGTCCTTACAAATTTGAACTAACGCATCAGAACTAGACATGCGAACTGTGCGCATATAATATTGGCTAAATGCTGGATGTACTCCGGGGGTAGCTCCGCCAAGCAAGCTTAATGTGCCGCTGGGTTTAACAGTCGTGAGCTTAATGCTTTCAGGCCATCCGCGCTTCTTGCTCCAAGCCCTATCAAAAGCGCGAAGAGCAACATAGCAATCATCAAGCCAAGAAAGCTTATCAAGAGACTGACATACACCAGTAATGCCAAGGCCAAGGCGCATGTTCTTGTGAACGATTTTATTAGTTTCTTCATGGATGAAAGGGAGAGAAGCTATTGCTTTTTGAGTTTTATAAAGAAGCTGAGAGCAATCAAGAAGCTCTTCTTTACTAGAGATATTATTTAAATACAGTTCGCAAAGATTGCAGCATTCATAATTAGAAAGGCTAATTTCAGCGCATGGATTGGTCATTTCGCAATTATCTATATCTGTCGGATACATTGCGTTTTGAGAAATGTCGCCATCTTTAATTCTTCCGAATTTTTGAGAAAGCGGTAGATTAAAAAAGCCATAAGGCTCTCCGTTCGCGTATCCGCTGTCTGGGTTTATTTCATAGCCGTTTTTCCAAATTTCTTCAAGAACATGACTGTAGCTATCAGCATAAATAGTATTATTGCTCATAGCTCTCCAGTTTGGAACATTGCCAGTGCCCCAATTCTTTGCTCGCAAATAAAGAATGTCGTCAGGGTCGCCAAGAGCGATTTCAGCACTTCGACGAACATTACCAGCGACAACAATGCTGCCAATTATATTGCAGATATCTAGAACATCGAGCGAACGAAGTTTTTTGCCTTCTCTAGACTGGAAAATTTTTGTGATCTTATCGATTCCATCAATAAGGACTTGTGGGCCGCTAGCTTTTCCCCCAAAGCCTTTGATTGGTTCTCCATACCCTCTGATAAGAATGGTCGAATAAGAAAACGATTTGCCAGTGACATAAAAAGCATCCAAGACTTTAGATAGCAAGTTAACCCAGCCTTCGCGCTTATCAGGGACAATGTAATCAGCATCTTTAGAGCCTTCATGAATAACCTTTACACTTTTCTTTATTTTAGGTAACTCATGAACATCTTCTCTTCGGATACTATAACCAACGCCACCACCAAGCATCAGATTCTCAAAAAGAAACAAAAATGCATTAGGCTCTCGCATTGCTACAGCCCAGCAATTAAGCAATGAATTAGCCCCAAAGCGATCAACTGTAGATGTACCAAGCTGCCAAAGCATTCTTCCGGCAAAATTGCACTTTAGATTAAATACATAATCATATATTCTTTCGGCCTCTTCTTCTGTGTATCCAGCGCCAATCTTTTGCGCCCCATTTTTTGAAATAAAATCTTTAGATAGAATGCTCATAGGATGATGGTTTACACAATATTCCCGGAAAATAGAATTAGTCAAGCTGAATCTTGGGCATTTCCGAAGGGTTTATCTTGTTTTTATATTTCATACCCCTGCGCTTTTTGGAATATTTTTCTTCTGCTTTTTGACGCACAGGATCAATACCACCGTTTTTTTCAGCTCTTTTGTTACTTAATTCTTGAGAGTAGTCCCAAATTTCTCCAAGTGTGCCTTTCATTTTTCCTGTTTTTTCTATAAACTTTTCAGAAGAATCAACATCAATATCGGCATCAATTTGAGCGTTAGGTACTGTAAAGACTCTTTCATACTTAATTCCATCTTCAGAATGAACATGTTCTTCATTCATTTGCTGAAAAACAGAAACAATTTTGCCGGTTTTAGGGTTCTTAAATAGATAAATTGGCATATTAAATCATTGATAGCAGTTTATTAGCCGTATCTGAATACTTGAATTTTTCTTGGAGTTTTAATCCTTCGTGATTAACTCTATCTGATTCGACCCTCTTAATCGCTTCTTCACAGCCAGCAATGAATTCATCTTCACTAAAATCAAAAATATTTCCCTGGTTGAATGGCGCTCCCTTAGAGAAAAACTTTCCATCATAGACTTCAATTTTATTATTTGGCTCGACAATTATAGAGTTTTCTTTATTAGCCCACTCTTTGTAAGATGTGGCATTTAAAACAACTGCGTGCTTGCCAAGCCCTACAGATTGAAACTCTGGAAGGCCCCAGCCTTCTGCGCCAGACATTGCGATAACGATATCTGAAGAATTTAGAAAATCATTGTAGGTGGAATTTTTTGGCATCGATGTCAAAAATGTAACGTTAAAAACGGGCTTGCCGTCTAACATATTTGAGAATACTCCTTTTAATTCAGCGGGGTCTTGATAAAACGGATTGTGTAAAGCGCATTGCAAAGAATATCTCTTATCTTTACCAAATTTTTTAATCCATGTCTTTACAATCTTTGTATGATGCTTGCGTTTTTCGTACTTGCCGCAAAGATTAAAAGTTATTCTTCCGTCATCAAAATATTTTTTATCTAAAATCTTAAAGTGATTAGAATCAAATCCAAGATGTACGATAGAAGAAGAAACGCCAGCGTCCGCGAAAACATCTTGAGTGTATTTTGAAGTCACGCAAACTTCGCTATTTTTTAAGATATTTGCTTCAATAGGAGTAAGTTGATCCGTTTCGTGGAAAGTTAAAAGAATTTGCCTATTTGAATATGTCCTGAGTGAATCATTAATATGCCAAAGTCTTATACATGGAATATTTCTATTATGCTTCAATAGTGCTTCATTGTGATTTTTAATGATCCAGTTGGTAAAGTCTTGTTCAAAGTCATAAGCTGAAAAGTCTATCTGATGGTCAGAAGATTTGAAAATATGTGGATTAAGCCCGAGCTTGTAAAACTCGTAAAGCAAATTAAAACTAACTTGGCCAAAGCTCAAAGAATTTAGCGGAACTTGAACGGCAAATTGCATAAAAAAACCTACCTATTGTTATAGGTAGGTGAAAAGGATTTTCTACTTTTTATTATAGAACTCCGTCGTCATCCTCAGACTCCGATTGCACTTTTTGGGCAAGTGCTGGAGAGGTTTTGCTAGCCTGATCCTTTTGCTTGTCCGAGCGATCAGAAGCATAAATCCGAAAATCTGGAGATTTATCGGTTTTCTTTTCCTTGTTCGAGAAAATGACAATGTCAATCTTTCCCTCCAAAGAGGTGTTAATATGACCAGTCATATACTTCTGTGATTTATCCTTGCTGACTTTCGTCCACAAGGCGCCCAGTTCGCGGTTATCCCACTTGTTTTCAGTCTTGGTAGCATTCATGCTAAACACATTATGACCCAAAAAACCAAAAAGTCAAACCAAATCGAAAGAATTTTTACTAAGAATCTTGTTTTTTAGGAAAACTCTAGCCTTTTCGTGCAGGTTGATTGCTGTCTGTGTGCTTATATTTAGTTTTTTAGCGATCTTATTCCATGTAACAGGTTTAGCCGTGTTAGAAAAATACCTTAATTTATATACCTCATTAACTCTAGGATCTTTGAAAGAAGAAAGAAGAGAAGACAAATAATCAAATAAATCATTATTCTTATCTGTTACAGTTAAGATATCTTTATTAATATAAACATCAACACCTAAACCCTCGTTCAAGATGTATTTTTTGTTTGAATTAATGTAATTAAGAAAATGATATCTCGCACAGTTGCAAAACCAAGTTGAAAACTTCGTTTTCTGCTTCGCATCAAAAGACTGAATTGCTTTGTAAAGAATAAAATCTTTTTCAGACTTTATCTCTTCTTTGCTCATTCCCATTCTGTTTAATGCTTGAGAATATTTTCTTGCGATAGAGAAATAAAAATTATCGTAAGAACCTGATAATTTTTCGAAACTGTCGTTGCAGTTATTATCTTTGATCTTATTAACTAAAACAAGATCAAGATCTTTAATAGATTTTGATTTAGACATAAACTTTTTCCTTAATGCTCTGTGTTGCCACAGAGACTTTGCCTCTCCACCATCGCCTTATAACTTTTCCTTGAGTTGGCTATTAAGCAATAGTAGGTCAGCTTAGATGTTGTTATCTAAGATATTATTCACCCAAAAGTACCCACATCAGTCATCGCATCTCCGGCTTTAGTGAGTCCGTTTAGCTAGTGACTACTTTTGGCTATGCTAGACTGTTGTTTGCGCAGCGACTTTTTTTCAGACGTTCCACCATCGCCTTTTCCTTTGAGAGGAATGAAGTTTCTAGTAGTTTTAAATAGGACTCAGTTACGACGCGACCTCTCCCGAACGCACGCTGGAGTTTCCTCCAATTTCCTATCGTCTTTCAACGGGCTTGCTGTCTCTTACGAGTTTAAATAAGATTTTATTCTTAAGTGAGCATGGTTTTGCTCAGGTTACCTCTGCACAACAGTCTGGATGACTATGACCTGTTTTCTGGAAAAGTCAAATCATTTCTTAAGCGAGTCTGGAGTGGCCTTAGAAGCGATATAAATTAAATTCTTTAAATCCTTTTCTGTAATATTTAAAACGTCGCACTTCTCTGACTCGCTGTTTAACTCTTGGCACATATTATTAATAATAGAAGCTATGCCAGCGGCTACCAGCCCGCTTACTTCTATCGTCTGAGAAAAGGACTCAAGAGACTTCACTAAAACCCAATATTCTTCGCCGTCTAGAACGCATGAGCGAAGCACATTGGCTTTTTCCATTTCTCTCAGAGCGCAGACAAGCGCCGCGTTTTCCGATGGTTCATCGTCAGACACCAAAATCACTTCTTTCCTATTTTTCTTTAGATTGAAGCAACTGCGGCTGTTGAAGTACTCGTTGAGTAGCTGATAACATTCAATGATGTTCACACTTTAATATGATCTCAAAAAGTAAAAAAATCAAATTTTAAGTTGACTTTTTTTACTATAGCTGCATAATATCGTCGTGGACATACACATCAAACTGTTAAGCGACTTGGCCAAGATTCCTACGCAAGCTACTGCATTTTCTGCTGGATACGATTTGTATGCTGCTGAAAGCGCAATTATTCCCAGACTTGGCAGGGCATTGATTAAGACAAACGTCAGCATGGCCATTCCCATGAACCACTATGGAAGAATAGCTCCAAGATCTGGACTGGCATATAAAAATGGAATTGACGTTTTAGCCGGTGTAATAGACTCTGACTACAGGGGCGATATTGGTGTTATTTTGTATAACACCGACAACAATGTTGATTTTAATGTGAAAGCTGGAGACAAAATTGCTCAAATAATAATTGAGCCATGCGCTCATGTTAATTTTGTAAAGTCTAACGACCTAACTTCAACCAAGCGAGGCGAGGGTGGCTATGGGCATTCAGGATAATATTGTCCAAGCCGCCTCTTGCGCGGCGATTTCTATTTTGCTTTATAAGACAGATTTCATTGTCGAATACGGCAAGATATTTAAAATTTTGTCTTTTACCAGAGACATTGAGTATAAATGTTTTAAAATTCAAAACAATGGCAAGACAAATTATTTTGACTTCTTGCTTCTCAAGAACAATAATTTTTTTACTAGATTATTGAGCTGCCCATATTGTTTGGGCTTTTGGTTATGTTTTGCTGTTTCAAAAATTCAATTTGTTTTTTTTGTTTATTTTGTGTATGTAATACTATACAAAACTGTAGATATAATGTTTAACCATGGAAATAGAAATTAAGGGACTAATAGAATTTTGCAAAGCCATCTCGACAAGCCCGACAGAAGTGTCAAGATCCTCAGAATTAGTAGAAGCGCTGTCTTTTTGTATAGACAGTTTGTCGAAATGCAACTGCTCAAATAAGGCAGCTACTGAAATCCATGAAAGCAAATATGTTGAAATCGCAGAGAAGTTTTCTCAAGATACCATCAAAATTCTTGCTGAAATATTAGATCCGAATAAAACTTATTCAAACATAAGCATAACATTCCCATATTCAGACAAAATAATAAAAATCAAATGAAAGAATCCAGACTTGATATCAATTCAAGGTTAATTGGCAAAACTGTAAAGATTTTAGATCCAGAAGGAGAGTGGATCGGAGAGGTTACAGCCGTAAAGGATGAGGAGACGTTCATTGTATCAAACGGAGATACCTTAGTTTCTGTTGATATTTTTGATATTAGGTCTCTTAATTAGGTGTAATACGATTATATGCCATTACCTAAACCTAGAAAGAACGAAAAGCAAAGCGAGTTTGTATCAAAATGCATGGGGGATCCTACAATGAACAAGGATTTCCCGCAGCAAAAACAAAGAGCCGCTGTGTGCTATAGTCAATTCAAAAGAAAATCCAAAGCCTCTGAATCTTTAGACTGGGAAGATTGCTCTGACGAGTCTTTCTTAATTTATTAAATAAAAAAGGCGCGATTTTCATCGCGCCGTGTTTTATCGCTTTTTAGCGGAGCCCGAGCTACCAGAACTTCCTGGCTGGCCTCCCTTGCCAACATTACCTGTGTTGCCTGTGTTACCTGCGTTGCCAGAAGACGTTGGCTTCTTAGCCGCCTTCTTTATAGCATTTTTAGAAGTAGAATTTTTCTTCATCAATTCATTCTAAAAATAACGTTAAAAAAATCTAGAAAAAATCTTGACATTAATAAGAAAAAAAATCATACTTAATGCATGGGTATAGAGGACAAAATTATATGTCTATGTCTTAACAAGAGGTGGCAACCTATTGGAGTTAAGTCTGTTAGAGACGCTTTTAGCGAGCTTGTTAATCCTAACTGCGTGGCGCTTAATGTTCTCTACGGTAAAAATAAAGATGGTTCTTTAAATTTTTCTGAAGTAGAAGATATTCAAGCGGTCAAATGGGAAGAATGGATAACGCTCCCAGTTAGAGAATGTGACCTAGAAATAAGAACAAGTAAAATGTCAATTAGAGTTCCTACAATTATTGCCTCTTCTAAATACGCTGAAATCCCAGTAAAGACATTCCGCCCTACCAAGAACAACATTTGGATCAGAGACAAAGGAATTTGCCAATACAGCGGCAAAAAGTTAAAACCAGAAGAAGCAAATATAGACCACCCTTTTCCAAAGTCTAGAGGAGGCCCAAACACTTGGGAAAACATGGTGCTATGTCATAAAGACATAAACTCTAAAAAAGGAAACAAAACCCCAGAAGAAGCTGGGCTGAAACTCATAAGAAAGCCCAAAGCCATGCCGCCCATTCTGGCAACAGATTTAATAGAATTTAAAAATCATATAGATTGGAATGTTTTTATCAAATGAATAAATTAATAGGAATATCAGGATTAGCTGGCGACGGCAAAGACTCTTTATGCAATATGCTTAGAGAGTTGTTCGAAGAAATGGGCTATGAATTTGAAAGAATTGCTTTGGCAGATTCTATTAAAGAAGAATGCAAAGAAGCTCTTTTGTCTCTCTACGGCATAGACCCAATAATTTGTTCAAGAGAAGACAAGAGTAAAATACGAGACTTTTTGGTTTTTCATGGCAAAGTTAAGCGCATTGAAACCAGAGGCACTCATTGGACCGACAAGATCTCTAAAGCCATAGCCAAGTTCGAGAAAACAAAAAACGAAAGAATAATTTGCATTCCAGATATTAGACACGCTGAATATGAAAACGATGAAGTTTATTGGTTAAAGAAAAATGGCGGTATTTTAATTCATGTCAAAAAGTATAAAATAGAAAGCGCATCCCCTTTCAAAAAAACATTTTCAATCCCAGTCAACAATCAAGAAGCGACTCATACTCCAAAGGTCGAAGCCCTCGCTGATTATGTTTTAGAATGGCAAGACACATCTCCGAAGCCTCCTGAAGAGAGCCATTTTTCTAAGCAGTCTGTTTATGAGTTATTTAGTCTCATCTATGGCGCACTTAGTGAGACAAAAAGTTCCTCCAAGTCTCGGAAAAACAAGAAAAACATAGAAAATCTAAGCCAAATCTAACGGCACAGCCTTTGCTTTTAAAAAGTACCTATGGACAATACATATAATTCATTATTTTATAACCTAATCGATAGCACCTCTAACATTGAATATGATTGGCGGCATGAAAATGGAAAGTATTTGCTTTCTTTTGATGTCCCCGGATTTTCTAAAGAAGAGGTTTCTGTTAAAACCAAGCAAGGCAGATTGATTATTAAAGCTGCACCCTCTAAAGAAAACAAAAGAAAATCCAAGTCAATCGTATTTATTTTGCCAAAAGATTGCGATCTTGCAAAAACTTCCGCTGAACTAGAAAACGGTGTTTTAAATGTTTCTTTGCCGGAAAAAGAAAACCCAGAAAGCAGGGAAATTTCTGTAAAAATAACTTGACTTTTTCTATTTTTCAGCAACAATATAGATGCTATGAATAAGTACTCTATTACGGTTACCGAGTCTGACTGCGGTAGGCTAACAGTGACTGATGTCCAGAAGGTTGTTAAGATCAACCAACATCGAACCGACACCAAGCGTATTGCGCGTAATGCATTCGGTTTCGCAACTGCATCTGACCCACAAACCCTAAGTAAGCGAGCGGCTCGACGTAAGCGTTAAAATACAAAACTGAGGGGAGCGAAAGCTCCCCTCTTTCATTTTATATGGACCATTTGCAAATGATGCTCAAGACGGCGGAGTTTTATGAAAAAGAATCAGACAGACTTATAAAAAAACTAGAAAAAGCCAAATCTAAAAAACAAGCCGCCGCTGTGCTTAATGAGTTGAAGAGTCTAAAGAGTAAGATTCTTTTTGAAATAACTCAAATAGAAAAAATAATAGAAGAAAACTCAGATCTTTAATAAGCTGTATATCCATAAGTTCTGCCAGATCTAATGTATGGATAATTGTCTGGGAATGCTCCAGCGACAATATCGTCTCCGACTACCTGTTCTGGGGTAAATTGTTTTCCTCTATATGCGCTAATTAGAAGCTTGAGAGATTCTTCTTCTTGTTTCTTTTCTGCGCTAACTGTTTTAATGATTTGATTTTTGTCTATTTTTCTTACTTTTGTGTCGTTATGCGTTACTTCTATTACGTCGTCTGAATCTGTAGAAGTTAATTTAGATCTAATAATTACGGCGTAACGATGTATCATGTACATCTTTTTTAATATCGCCACAGCATTAATATTTATTTCGGCATTGTTATCATCTGCGTCTACTATTTCATAAGTAGTTCCATCTATAACAAAATTAGAAAACAAGAAACTATTTAAAGCCCCGACGTTAGCTCTTACCCAAAAAGATATAGCCGCTATGCTTAAATCGCTTGGGCTATTTAAATCAAAATAAATTTCTTGAGCTATATCAACAACCTTCATATTAGTTAATTACACAAGAATAAGAGTTCTAACTTTATTTTTCTATTGGCGGAAATGGTGGTATAGTTATATTTGGAGCAGACGTAGGAATCGCAGGCCAAGCTAATTGACTATAATCAGAAATATCAAACATTGCTCTCAACTGTTGCCTGAAATTAGAAAAATCGATTCTAGCTTGTTCGGAAATAGGAGCGTCGGCTAACTGAGTGAAGTCTGTGAGTTTCAAACAAGAGTCTCTTACTGGGGTGTATCTATTTTTAAGAAGTTGTTTTTTTTCCTCTTGTTCTTGAGGTGTTAAATCTACTTCGATATAGACAACATTTACTGTTTCTGATTCAGGGTTTACATTATTTTCAGATACAATTTTTTTACTAAAAACGCCTACTGGCTTAACTCCAATAACAGCCTGCCAAAAACTTAACGTGGGCCTGTCTAGCCAATCTAGATTTTTTAGTAATTGAGGCGCGTCTTTTTCAAGATTATTAAAATTACTAACATTAAGGAAAGTAATAGGCAAATAATCTGGTCCATTTAGAATCGTGATAGATCCGTCTGAATTTTTTTGAATTAAAAAGTAAAGATTCGTGTTCATATTAAACTGTTATTCCGTATCTGTATTTGATTTGATCTTTTATTGCTAAAGCATTTGCGCCAGATAAAAATGTGCTACTATAAATTGCATCTCCGAAATAGCATCTAGGCATATAGTTATCAAATCCATAGTCTCCATATCTACCAAGAGCAATTTTACCTGATGTGTTTAACGCAACACCGCCAATGCTAACGTTACTATTCGAATTACCAGCACTATCAAATAAATAAAAATATCCAGTGTTTGTCGCAAAGCTATTCCCAACTACTGCAATGTAACGTCTCCCAGCTACTGGAGCACCTCCTAAAGTATAACCTGTGCCATTCCGGGAATAACGATAAGGGTTAGCAGGATTATAATCAACCTGCCCAATCCACCAGTCGTGAGTACTATTAGCATAAGCACCTGCTATGATATCTGCGCCGTATGTTAAATTAGACGCTACATATTCCCATGCTACTATAAATGTATATTCATTGGTAGTGCCAACATTTAAATAAATAGTTTGACCGCTACCTGGTGTTGGGTTATAACCTGTAGTGTTATTTAAATAAACCATGCCACCATATTTCCATGGGTAATATTCATTTGATACAGAATACGCTGTCCCAACTACACCATTACCAGATACATCTAAAAAGTTGCTGGTAGATTTCTTTGGGTTATAACTTCTACCTTGGCTTAAATTAAATCTGTTAACCGTAGCTGCGGCGGAAGGGTTGTATGGGAAGGCGCTTCCGTTTAAATTTGATGCAATACTTGTAAGCATAGATTATAGAGTTGTACTTATTAAGCCTTGCGCGACAACCGTTCCAATCCAACTTGGAGTGCCTGCGCCACCTTGATAAGATGTTAACATATATACGTCAGCGTAAGTGTTTGCGCCTGTTACTGTTGGAGTTGTATTATTTGCCCATAAAACGTTAGTCCATGTAATAGTATGTGTACCTGAATATTTAAATACTAAAATTAAAGTATTAACTTTCGGATTATTACCTCTGTTGTTATATGTTATACTCGATGTTACCGTTCCTGCCGCAACTGATATCACATGCAAGTTCGCAGCTTGAACGTCAATTGTAAGAGCAGCGGTCCCGCTAATAGATTGTGATGCGCTATCTTGTACTACTGCGCCATTAACATAGAAATTATTACCATCAAATTGTAAGTTAACTTCACCATTTATTGTAGCTGAGCCAGTAGCAGTTAAAACATTATTATCAGTATTATTTGTTATAGCCGCTGAGCCTGTGCCCCCTGTACCGCCTGTACCGCCTGTACCGCCTGTAGCGCCGGTGCCACCTGTTGCTCCTGATGAACCCGTAGAACCTCTACTGCCTACAGATCCTATCGAACCGGTCGATCCTATTCCACCAGTGCCACCAGTGCCACCAGTAGCGCCAGTGCCACCAGTACCACCAGTAGCGCCAGTACCTCCTGTAGCTCCTGATGATCCTATCGACCCAGTTGATCCTATCGACCCAGTTGATCCTATTCCACCAGTACCGCCTGTGCCGCCTGTAGCACCAGTGCCGCCAGTACCACCAGTAGCGCCAGTGCCGCCAGTGCCACCAATAGAACCTCTACTACCTACAGATCCTATCGAACCGGTCGATCCTATTCCACCAGTGCCACCAGTAGCGCCAGTGCCACCAGTAGCGCCAGTGCCGCCTGTAGCACCAGTGCCACCTGTGAATCCTATTGATCCAGTAGATCCTATTGAACCGGTGGACCCTATTCCACCAGTGCCGCCAGTACCGCCTGTGCCACCAGTAGCGCCAGTGCCGCCCATAGAAAGAGCCGCTGTTATAGGACCATTTTCAACAGTGCCAAAAGTTGTTATAAAACTAATATCCCAACCGCTAGCCCACCTACTTTGATCGGTAGCGCTGTAACCCGCTTGAAAATCTTCTATAAATACTTGTGGGTAATCCCAAACAGTATTTGTTTCTCCAATCCAAATTACGTTATATCCACCTTCAAAACCAAATCTAACATTCAATGCGGCCACACCATTCATTGAATTTTGATAAGCAAATATATTGTACCATCCACCTAAGTTATAATTGTAACCACCAATGTCTATTGTTCTTGAATTACCTGTAGATCCGCCGCTATAAAGATAAATTTTTACAGTCATTCTCATCATTGTGCTAGAACGATAAGCATTTAAAGGGAGTCTTATTTTTATTGCTCCTGTTATTGATGCTGCATTAGTCGCATAAGCTCCGCCTCCTGGATGAGTTAATCTTAATGGAGTAGCGTTATTTGCAGAACCAGTTACATCAGAAACACCTTTTTGACTTGTAGCAAGACCTTGAAAAGTAACGTCTCCAGTAAACGTTCCTCCCCCGAATGGATTACCAGTAGCACCCGTACTTCCTATTCCTCCAGTACCACCTGTTCCGCCGGTTCCACCAGTGCCACCTGTGAATCCTATTGATCCAGTAGATCCTATGCCGCCAGTACCGCCTGTACCGCCTGTGCCACCAGTAGCGCCAGTGCCGCCAGTGCCACCAATAGAACCTCTACTACCTACAGATCCTATCGAACCGGTGGATCCTATTCCACCAGTGCCGCCAGTACCGCCTGTGCCACCAGTAGCG